CCTCTTAAATCTTTACCAAACGCATTATTCATGCTTTGGTTTATCTTATCAGCAGACTGCTTTATTTTTCTTTCTCCACCACTTACAACGCCAATGGCATTTTTCATGCCTTGCTTTAATTTTTGTATGGAAGCGGATAATATTACTTTTAATTCCTTAAACATTTGCGTACATTATTAAGTAGTCTTGAACAACCATAAATAAACCTTGCTCGTCCGCGTCATCATCTTCGTCCGTTATCTCGTTTTGAAAAGATATATTTTGAACTAAAACACTATTAAACGTATTTGGTACAGTAGCGTTCATTACATCCCTGACCGAATCAGCTAATTCATAGGCAGCGGTAGCTGTTTCAGAAACAATAGTAATCTGCACTCTAGATTCGTCGCTTTTGCTATATTCTTTTTTAGTATCGTTAGATACCCTAGAAATCTGCGATAGGACAATAGCTGGTAAAGAAGAACCCTCAGGTATCCTCTGAGGGTATATACTGGCTGTAATGCTTTCGTCTTCGGATAGTAGGAAGTAAACGGCCTTAATCGCCTTCATGGTCGCAATTTATCAAAAACGTGCTTATATTTTGTTACAACTTCTACAACATTCAATTCGGTTTTCTCCCATTCAAAAGTTATGAGATCCTTTGGCTTAATAGCTCTACCTTTTTTTGCATGAGGAGATAAAATAATTGTAGCAAGCCATCTAGTTCGCTCCCAATCATTTCTAAATTGTTGTGTTTGAGCATTTCTAAGCCCTTCAAGCTTTATTCTAAAATACTCAGGCAAATAAATATCTAGGCAATCCGGGGTCATCCCCAATTCACCAAATGCAATCTGCTTTATTTTAAGCCAACTAAGCGGCTCGGAAGCCCCTACTTCTTCGCTTTGGCTGCTCCCTTCGGTTGAAAAAAACCGGTAACGCTTTGCGTAAATCCATCAATAGCTGGCTGCAATTCTTCAAAAGAACTAATAGCTTCTGCTATCTCCTCGCTTGAATGAAATGGGCTTTTCTTGCTTTCTTTTTTCATGCCGCTTGCAATCCCAAAAAATGCGCAATCACGTGCAAACTTCATAGATTGTGCCATGTCTTGGTTCTCTTGCAAGGCGTCAAAATCCATCATCTTGTTTTCAGCCATGATGCGCTCAATTGTAAGCATTGAAAAGAACATCGGATATTCTTGGCCGTTAATTTTAATATTCATATGGCAAATATACAACAAAAAAGAAAAGGAGGCCGAAGCCCCCTTAACTCAATCAAATGAATATAAAAACAAGTATTATTAAGGAGTAACAACTCCCACTGTTAATGACCCAGAACCTTGCAAAGAGCAAGAGAACGTAGAAACGTCATTAACTGGAGCATTCCATGCAAAACTAGTCATTACAGCTGATCCAGACAACTTTATATCTCCAGATACATTAGAAGTCATAACAACAGTGATTTCTGCACCAGCGATAATGTCATCCAATAGGTCTTTAGGAGAGTGACCAGTTGTTGATCCATCCTCCTCAAAAATACCTTCAGCAGACATTGTCCAAGAAGACAATCCAACTAAAAATTCTTTGTAATTACCTCCATCTTTGTTTGTCGCATCGATGGTGTCTTTTGTTAACTCAAAATCGGTACTTGTTAAGTTTGCGACCTTGGTTAATGTTCCCGATACATCCTTGTATAAGGCAATCAGAGTTCCGTTTACCAATCCAGTAGTAGCCATATTATTTTTGTTTTAATTTGTTTTCTACAATTTTACTTATTCCTTTTAGTATATTCGTTACAATTTGCTTTCTATTGGCATCAACCACTGGCCTAAAGAATGGCGCTGGTTTGAGCATACCTCTATAATACCCGGCCTTAGTGTAACGATCTACCGTTCCGTATTCAAATGCATAAGCCAAGTTAGCGTTTGCGCCTTCAGAGTAATCTATACCAACCATTACAGATGAAGGGTATTTTGCACCCTTATCTATGGCTGCTATGTCCCTTCTTATAAACTCAGCCGGAGCAGCAAATCTTAATTGGTCAGATAATTTATCCCCCTCTATAAGCAATACCTTCTCTTTTATTTCTCTACTAGGTAGCTTCTCGATTTTCTGCAAGTCCTTGACTAGTTTCTTAAAATCATTCACTGCTTACACATTGTAATTTTAGATACATCTTACGATCAATCTCGCTAATCGCTATTATATTGTAATCTTCTCCGTCATGCCTAATTCTATCTTTAACAGTCATAGCCATATACCTAACATATATAGTTAAATTCTGCTTATTCTCCCATTTATCTGCATTTACATCCTCAGAACCTTGATTGTAATCAATTCTAGCGTACAAATCACTATTTTTTGTCCAAGTCTTTATAGCTTCGCCATATGCATTTTGAGCGCTTGTATAGCGCCATAATTCTACCAATGTATCAAATCTGCCAGCATTCATTATGCGAATGTGCTTATTTTATGCTTATCTAACAAGAATTCGCTATTTTTTGGCATTTCAGTCACATTAGCCCCTACGATTATATTTTGTCTATTATCGTAATACTGCGCTATCATAAGCATACAAGCCATTTTCAGAGATGCATCAAAATCGTTAGTGCCAAAACCCTCTGTTACTTCTACAACATATTTTGTTTCAGCATCAGTCAAGTCAGAAGGCAAGCTATTTAAGTATATGTCAATACCAAAATTAGATAGAGGCTCAGGCTCATCAATCCAATCAGTAAAAACAGTAAGAGCGTTGTCGCTACTTACATAATAAACTTCTTCAACATCAATAACTCTAGAAGGAACTCTAATGTAATTACCAATCAATATTGGCGTTCCATTTAAAGGATTTATTGTGGCTGGTTGACCAACCAATTCTTCAAAACCATAGCGCACTATACTTTCTCGTACCTCATAGCCAACATAATGACTAGCCATATCTAAACTCATCGATATAAGAGTCGATATATATGCATCGTCAGCACTACTAGTCACCCTTAGGTGTGTTTTAGCATCGGCAACAGATATGTAATCAGTATCAGAGTTAGCTCGTGATACTATGCGCTTACCGGTAATCATTTCTTCTTAGCTGTTGTTTTTTTAGCTGGTGCTTTTTTAATTTCTTCGCAATAGCCTTCTTCCAATAGCAATTTAGCTTGCTTATCGTCTATTTCTGCTACATCTCCAACATTGTAAGACAAGTTGAACGCAATTGGAAACTTTATAAATTTCACTTTCATAATTAGATCCTAGGGCCAGCAATTAAGTGACCCTAGGCATACGGCTTGACCCCCGTACGGGTTATTTTGGTTTAGGCATCGATATCCTTACATACTGCAAACGCCTCAGGGTGAAGCAAGTTTACGTCGATGTAAGCATTCAATATCATGTTGGTTAAACCAGCAGTTGCTCCGCTATAAGGATCAACAGTCAACTCCATACCACCCCAAGAAGCGATAGCAAGTTTGCTGAAATCTCCAAAGATAAGAGCAGATAAGTCAGTAGCAGAACCTTTAGAAAGGTCGCTAGGTACGTTAGTTGTAACAGCCATGTTGTAACCGTTCAACTCACCCATACCACTCTGAAGGATGAAGTTACCTTCAACACCAGAAGCTTGACGAGCAGTAGTCTGCATAGCAGCCTTAACTAATGGGTTAGTCAAGTAAGCTTGACCCATTGCGTTGTCAGCCTCAACTTCTTTCATTGCGTTAACAACGTCAGCCCAAACGATAGCAGCACCGTTAGCGTTAACAGAGTTAGTAGCAGCTCCACCAGCGAAGATTACGTTAGTAGAAGAGTTGCCAATGATACCAACCGGCTCGTTAGTTCCACCACCTTTGATCGCAGCTTTTTCCAACTCTTGAGCCATAGATTGAGCAAGATAGTTACGAACGTAAGCATCGATGCTATTAGAAGACTGATTAAGTAACTGGTTAGAAACTTGGATGTAAGAAGCCAAACGCTTTGGAGAAAAAGTCACTTTAGAGAAAGCTGGGCTTTTCTCAGTAGCAGTTCCGTTCTCAGTGTTCCATCCAGCAGCTGGCTGAGTGCTAGCCTTTGGAAGGTCAAGATTTCCAGTAAGGTTATCAAAACGAGTTACTCCAAGACCATCTAAAACAGTGTTTGGCAACAATACGTCAATGATACTTCCAACTTCAGTAGCTACGTTTACACCACCTTCAGAACCATTAGTTCCACCAGTTGCGGTCATGTCACGCTTGAATGCGTCAGAAGGAATCAATAAGCTGTGAGCGCTTACAGATACACCAGCACGCTGAAACTCTTCAGCAGCCTCTCTGTGCATTTCGTACTCAACGCCATCGCGTCTTCCGCTAGCAGCTTGCTCAACCGCACGCTTGAAGCTGTACTTAGATGCCATTTCGCTACGCTCTTTCTTCTCGCTAGTAGAAGCAGCACCGAAAACCGGAGCAGCAGCAGCTTTTTCAGCAGCACGCTTTTGCAATTTCTCTAATGTTTCAACTTCAGAACCGATAGACTCTAAACGAGCATCGATATCGTTGAAACGCTTTTTTTCGTCTTCAGTCATCGAACGCTCTTCAGTGTTGATGCTGTTTTGTAGGGCGTTCAATTCATCAATCAAACGGCCTTTTTCCTCATGTAAGGCTTTAATTTTCATGGTTTATTTATATTTGGTTTTAACTATGTTTATTAGTTCGTGATCGTTACTCTTCTCTTCTTTTACTCCGTCAATTTCTTTTAATTTACGTGCAGCCCATTCAATACCGGCATCTCCACCCCATGCATCCCACATAAGTCCCCCACAACCCTCGTCGTAAGGTACATCTTTGTTTTGCTGATGGCGCTTAAATGCAGACATTCTAGCAATAGTATCTCTTGATAATGGCTCTTTATTGGCTAATTGTGCTGCTCTTTTTTTCCCAACATCTGTTCCGCAATCTCCCCAGCCATTCTCTTCAGCCCAATCTAAAGCTCTTTGAGCATTATTTGAAGCAGCTTCAGGATAATCTGTGTAACTATCTGGCTTAGTTCTTAAAATGCTTCTAGCTTCAGAAATAGTATCTTGGTAAGCTGGGTAGGTTACTGGTGATACATCCATCAACTCTTTTATCTTACGAATAACGTGAGTAGAATTATCTCCGTACTTATCGCTTTTCTCCCAAGTGTAATCCTCAATAGTAAAAGCAAAGCTACTCTGCGTGATATCCCCACGCATAATACTTCTTGCTACTTGCTTGTGTAATGGATTTTCGTAGTCTGGCTTCCAAGTGTATTCGAGGTTGCCATCTCCGTTAACCCATACACGAGCTGTGTTTGACTTTGTTCTTCCCAAGATGGCATCTGCATCGTGGTTGAATAATACTCGTACATCATCTTCTAATACATTTTCAAATGCACCCGGTTCGATGCGCTCCTCGAAAAAACGCAAGTCCGTAGTGGAATTTACAACAGCAGCAATACCACCAAACTCCTCAGGCATCCCTTCGCCTTCGGATCTGTAGTTAATTTGCCCTATCGCTCTTTTAATTATTTCCATGTGGATTGTTAATTTTATTTACCTGACTCATTAAATGCGCAATCTTCGCATCCATAAACTCACCAAATTGCTCTTGAGGTATTAAATTACCTTCAGCGTAATACTTATCTCCACCATCAAAACCATTAGCATCTTCAAAAGCTCTAGCTTCGTTAGGAGAGAGCCAACCGCCTCTGATTCCTTTATTATAAAAATCTGCGCGATCATTGGCGCTGGCCCTCAATAGGCTATTAAAGTTAAATTTATAATAGTAATAAGGCTTATCTATCTCTTGTAGTAGTTTTCTGTGTAATTCTTGCTCTATATTCTTACAATAAGCCATAAGTGTACGAGCATAGAAATCTTGATAATCTTGCTCTACAGATGATTTAATTCCGTCTTTTGCTCCAATCATTGATGCTGGAACACCAAAAATACGCGCAATCTCTTCAGCACTAAATGATCTTGACTCTAAATATTGAGCTTCTTGAGGAGATAAGCTGAGTTTTTCCATCTCAACCCCGCTTGGAAGTACAGTAGATCTTCTATTTCCATCAATAACATCATCTAATGACTGTCTTAATGGATTAGCTTGAGCTTCGTCAATTTTACCAGCAGATTTCAACAAAAACTTCAATGTTCCATTTTTGTAGACAGCAGCGCTGCTCTTTATCGCTGCTAAATCAATACCCAGTGTTTCAGCATGAACTTGAATTGGCGATTTGCCCTTTAAAACATTCTCCATAGATAGTCCTTTAAAATGTAACATATCTACAGCAGAAACCAAATTAGGGAATCCTTCTTGTTGTACCTTATAAAACAATTCGCCATCTACCATGTAAGGCGTGACGTTATTCGTCTGTATAGGATGCATCTCGGTAGGTATAAACCTACTATCGCGATTGATAAAAGCATAAGCATTGCCTTGTAACACAAGCTGACTAACCATCCACTTAAAGAAATCGAACTTTGTTTGGTAGCTATTAGGCTCGTTACAAACAACATTGCTATAATGACTATAGACTTGCTTGCGGTTATCCTCATCCTCATAATATAATTTTAGGTCTAAACCGGCAACTCCATCAGATATAACTCGAACACAAGCATGAACCGAAGCTATAGACATAGCCGATTCAGCATTTACGCTCTGTCCGCTAGTGGTCTGTTGACCAAAAAGCGAGGATAAGCTTTTAATTAGCCAATCACTAGGAGCGCTTAAGCTTGATCTTTTGTTTGTTTTAAAAAGGTTTGATAGAATACCCATCGATGCAATATTAATTTAAGTTAATTTATATGGTGTTACATTTTACCCATCTAGAAAGCGTAGCCCTAAAGACTCCGTAGCTAGAATATTTATACGAACCGTATCTTTTTTTATACATTTCTTCACAATACCAATAAGCATCTTCGTACTTATCATGAAATGGTAAGGCATTATAATAAGCCCTTATGAAATCGTCGTGGTTATATAGTGGCATTCCTTTCATATACTTAAGAACCAAAAATCTTCCGACTGCTCAGATTGAGCTTCTTGAAGATACGTACCCAAGGCCATAACTATACTTACTGGGCCATCGACCTTATCACCTGATTTTGCCTTGTCTATTTTTATATTATCACTAGGGTCACGCTTTAGCATGACATTCCCCATCATCCATCTAGTAACTGGATTGCCATCATGAAATATGTCTATTTTATTTACCCTTCTCTCTAATTCCTTTGTTGGGGCAGACATACTTCCAAATCCTTGACCAAATGGATACATCGTTATATTGTCGCTAACTAAATCATTCACTATTTGTGTGGCATTCCACCGGTCATATGCAATTTCTTTTAATTCATACTTTTCAGCCAATTCTAATATCTTGGCTCGTATAAAATCATAATCTGTTACATTTCCATCTGTTGCCATTATAAAGCCATCTCTTACCCAATCTCTAATAGCGTCACCTTGCTGGTCATTTCTACGTTTCACATTGTCCTCCGGTAGCCAATACCAAGTCTTAATTATTTTGCTTTCTGGCCAAAATAAACTTAGCGCGCAGAAGTCACCGGTAGTCGCAAGGTCTAATCCTCCATAACAAGTACCCGTAGGTTCTGCCTCGTCTACGCATTCCATCCACT